GCCGGAATTTCATTGAGAACCGTTTTAAGTGTAAATCTGTAACCTGAAGTAGGTGCCTTTCGGCTATAATACAACTATTGTTGTTGTTGGGCGATTCCTGAAATGGAACCCACCAACGACGCCATACCATAAAACCACACTCCTGCATTAGGATTGTGGCTATTATCAGTGTAGGCGTTCGGGGTGTACGTCGCTCCGGCCACAATTGGATTAGTGGCCGTAAACGCTTGAGCAGCTGTTGAATAGAACGTAGCTGAAGTGGCTCCTTCAAGTACCATGTAGCAGGTGAACCCATCAGAGATGGGTAGTCCGTTACTGGCTCCCGCTACCAAATTCGCAAAGAGATTAGCGAAGGTGGGTGAACCTGATGAAGCCGTCCAAGCTGCAGCATTTGAATTAGCTACGTCGATAGCAATTTTATAAACATCGCCATAATGAGAATTGGTGTTAGACCAAAGACTCGTAATAGCTGTACCACCAGCTCCGGTAGATCCGGTACTGGCTTTAATAGTCGTGACTCCAACCGTCAACGCGGTGGTTGGCAGATAGAATTGCACTTCCTGGTACAGATACAGAGGATTAGGTAAAATGCCACCATGAGGATTAATAGACATCTCGTAAAACGTGATGTCATAATCGATCAGTACGTACCCAGGTGATTCGGTAGTAGATGTTTTTGAATACAAGAACACCTCACCCTGGGATTGATAATCTATATCAACATTATCAGGAACTAAAGTCCTAATAGGGTTCTTAGGCACAAAACAGCACGAATGATTCTGCCATTGGGGACCCAACACCGTCTCGGGTTTGCTAAGAGCATACGGGAGAAAGGTTGACGACGTCCAATTAGGTAGAGGATCAGTGCGGTTTGCATTGATTTGGAACAACACGTCTCCATTAGAAGACGTAGGACTGCTCGTGATGTAATGACAACAAACTTGATTAAATTTAAATTTGTTGAACATCTGCGTGTAGGCGCGTAAGATGGAAGAAGCAAAACACACTGGAGTAAGGGGAAAACCGCCGACCGGCATCCAGCCGGTCGCGGTACCACTACTATAAGCTGTGTAAGCATAATCCCTTCCAACTATACGCACCTGATCTTTAGAAGAATGAACAACTTTAGCTTCAACACCACGCATGGAATTACCCACAGCCACAGGGGCCGTATTAATGGTCGTAACCGGACCAAACGTCCTTGTGCTGCG